AAGTGTACATGTGTTCAGCAACCTCTACTTCAGATGGATCAGGAGTTGCAACATTATACTTTACAGGTAACTTATTGACAACAGTACCAGATAACACACCATTAACAATCACTGCTGTTCCTTTTACTGCTATTTTTGATGGAGAAGAGCAGAGCTTTGATGTAGGATATGGAGGATTAACCACACTAGATGTAGGAATGCGAGAGGTACTCTAATGGCAAAATCATATAGCACCGATATTAGAGATGAAATCTACAGAGATCATTCATTTACTACGGATCTTATTGAAATACATCTAAAGACAAGTGCTGGAGCAAACAATACCTTATATCTAAACTCTGGTAACATAGATGTGGATTTCGATTCCACAACTGCACCTGATGCGGGTTCAAACACATACTCAGCACAAGGCGAGTTTTTAGGTATGAGTCAAATTACAGAAGATTTTGATGTAATTGTTGGAAAGTTTTCTATATTCCTTAGTGGACTTCCTAGTAATTATATAGATTATTTTACAGACGCACCTGCAGAAGGACAAAGGGTCTGTGTTTACAAAGCATTTCATAATTTAGAAACCTTTGCAATTATAGACACACCTATTCTAATGTTTGATGGCACTGTCTACAATGTAGGTATTGTAGAAGGACAAGTAGGATGTCAGATTAACATTGAATGTTCCAGTTTATTTGCTGACTTTGAAAGAGTAGCAGGGCGTAGAACAAACAATGCCAGCAATCATGCATTCCAAGGTCAAACAACAGATACAGCATTTGCAAAGAGTGGACTTGTAGGACAAACAGAATTCTTATGGGGGCGTACCAAATGATTATTCGTAAAATGCACCCACAAGAACTTGCAGTCACAGTTAATCTCTGCAGGTATTATGCAGACGAAGCTAAAATACCAGACTCAGAATATGATGAAGATGCTGTGATAGAAACTATTAGAAATTATACAATTGAACCTTCACAAGTATGGTACAATTGTTATGATGGCACAAGGCCAGTTGGTTTAATTGCTGGAGGCATGACTAAGATGCCTTGGTCAAATGAATACTTTATTGGGCATATTGATTTGGTGTATTTACTAGACAGTCATCGCAACCTTGATAACTTTAGGCGTTTAGTTTCTGAATTTGAAGCGTGGGCACGGCAAATGGGCTGTAGATCGGTTACAGCAGGTGACATAGGAATAAATCTAGAGAGAACAGAAACACTATACACACATCTAGGTTACAAGAGAGGATTATGGGTTAGCAAGGAGATGGCTGAATGAGCTCACCAGTACAAAAAGTAAAAAAGACGATTAAGAAAACCATTAATAAAGTTGTTGGCATTGCCAATAAAGTTGTTAATGTAGCCAGTAAAATTGTAACCAGTGTCTTTAGTTTTGTAACACAACCTTTTATGGGTCTACTAGGCGGGTTTGCCGCACCAGACATTCCCAGTGCTAGTTCAGAAATAGAAAGACAACAAGGTGTTTTATTACAAAGACAAGGCAGTATTGTCAGCGTACCTGTTGTTTATGGACACAGAAAAGTAGGTGGTGTGGTTACTTTTGCAGAAACTGGTGATACCAACAATAGATATTTGTGGGTAGCCTATGTGTTTTCAGAAGGACCAGTAGAAGGCTTGCATGAAATCTACATAGATGATCACCAAATATCAGCCAAACACATCAGTAATTTGAACAGTGGTACAACTGTTAATATTGATGATGGCAAGTACAGTGGTAGAGTACAGTTACAGTTCTTTCATGGCGCACACTATGCCACAGCAACTTCAAGTCCAGTAGGCACAAACAGTATTCTAGCAGATGCACCCAGTTGGGACACTAACATGAACTACAATGGTTTATGTGTGATGTTTGCTAGATATGAATTTAAAGAAATTAAGACACAAGAAGATGCAGACAATAATCCATTTGGTGCTAGTATACCTGTACTACAGGCAACCTTACTGGGTAGAAAGGTTGCGAGCCTTACTATCACATCACCAGAAAACTTTGATTATGATGATGACGCTAGATACAGCACAAACCCTGCAGAAATATTACTAGACTACCTACGCCATCCACGCTATGGTAAAGGACTTACAAATGACCAAATTGATTGGGCATCCTGGAAGACAGCGGCGGCAAAATGTAATACCACTGTGCAGTACATTGCTGACAACACACAAGGACCAATTTTAAGTTGTAACTATGTGTTAGACACTGGACAAACAATCTTCAACAACACGAAGAATTTACTAATGGGCTTTAGAGCCTATATGCCATATGTACAAGGCAAGTATAAACTAAAGATTGAAGACGCAGGTAATCCTACAGACATTACCAGTAGTGCGGCTACAATTGAATTGATTGCTGTGGCAGATGGTTTTGGCAAAGCAGAATATTCTACAGATACTGCTGATATTATAGGTGATATAAATTACGCTAGAACGGATCGCAGTGCTAGATACAATCAGGTAACAGTAACTTATGTAGAACCAGACAAGAAATGGGTAAGTGAACAAGTAGTTTATCCAGAGTCTGAATCAGACAGAGCCACACTTATTACAGAAGATGGTGGCAATGAGAACAAATTAGAAGTAGCATTTCCTACTCTCACAAACTACGCTATGGCAAAAGACATGGCAAGATTATTACTAAACAAATCTAGATTGCAAGACTCTGTAAGTTTAAGAATCACAGCAGAAGCACTAGAACTAGAGCCAGGTGATAACATCAGAATACAGGCTCGTAAATTAAATTTTGGTAACACAGCCTGGCGTGTAATCAGTATCAAGTATAACAACGACATGACAGCAGACATTGCTTGCGTTAGGAATGCAGAAACAATCTATCCTTACACAATAGTAGGGCAAGAAGACATTGTTTCATCACCCTATATTCCTAAAGGAAGCACAATATACTATCCTGCTGTAGGCAGACGAGTTGCTATTGGTTTGGTACCACCTAAAAATGCAACTATTAGCACAACACCAGTTGACACTGTGGTAAACCCAGTACCAACAGATCCTACAGGATCAACAGGAGGCGGTGGTGGTAACACAGCAACACCAACCACAAATACTCCTCCAACTCCTCCACAACAGGTAGAAGAACCATTAGATGCCACAGTGGATGTTTTTCAAGTAACTTACACAAAAGAAGGTGAGAATTATTTTGCTAATCTTAATTTTGCACAACCTGTTGCAAACTATGGTGGCACAGTATTTTATTTTAAACGAAATGTAGGTGATACTAAATTCAGAGTATATGAATCTACAGATGCACCAGGCATTGGAGAAACTGTTACTGCAACAATTGGTCCGTTATCTGAAACACTGTATAAATTTGTCAGTGTAGTAAAGTATTCTACAGGAGAACGCAGTGTTCAAAGTGCATCATTTAGTCTAACACCACAAGCAGGTTCAGCAGATCCAACAGAAACTATTAACCTAACAGAATCATTAGACTTAACAGAATTCACTTATGCATCAGGTAGAAGAGACACTAGATGTGAAGTAAGAGCACTGGGTCCTGTTCTTAATGATTCAGGCGGTGTGTTAGTGCCACAACCTGGTGATAGATATGTCAATATCTGTGTAGGACAAAGTTTGGATCAGCCAATCAACCCAGATATTATAGGTATTAGAATAACTTATAGACAATCAGGTACAGATTATTGGGCAAGAGAAGATGTTGTATTTGACAAGAGCTGGTTCCCCAGCAAGCGAGAAGAAGCAGTACCTAGTAATCTTGCAGTTGGTGTAGCAGATGGTTTTCTACCTAACGCATACGGACATACTTTTAGATGGGAGCCTTCAGGCACAGGTTTAGGCACCACACAGTATCCAAGTTCACCAGGTAGCACAGACAATTATGATTTTATGTTTATGTGGCTGTACAACGATGGCACACCTAGTACTGTACACACAAGATTTATGAGTGTGGGTGTAGAAAGAGATTTTGCAGACAGATTTTCAAGTGGAACTAGAGTCTACAATATGCTTAACACTTATACACCGACATATGAAGCAGAAAATGCTTTTGATTACACACTGGCATCACTAAGTCCACCAACCGCAAGTGCAACAGGTGCGACAGGTATTAAATTTGGTTTTGTTAACTGGAGAATTGAAAGGTTTAACGCAGATAACACTGCGGCTCAATTAAGTATCGTAGTTACAGAGCCCAATGCTAGTGATTTATCTAAATGGTTTGGTGCTTACATTGAATACAGAATGTATGGACAAAACGGCACAAATACTCCACTTACACTGCCTGGATATCTAGGTGGTGGTGACATATCTACTGCCTATGTAAGCAGACAAGTTACCTCAACAGGCGACCTGGCAGCACTAAATCAAATTAGATATGAAATTCCTGTATTCTTTCCTTTTGATGAGACATTTGAAATAAGAGTAACACCTTTTGTAAGTGATGATCTCTCTGTTAGTATTGTACCTTTCCAAGCCACTAATGGAATATATGGCAAAGGCAGAGTTTTTAGAGACAAACCTGGTAGAATCTGGACAGATGACCAAATTACAACTGAAGAGCAATATACTGCAACACAGTGGAATAACACAAGGATAACCTCTGCGTTTGTTGATCCAAACCCTGTTGTACAACTTATAGAGGCGTATGTAAAATACCCATATTATGGTTCGTATCCTCCAGCAGGGCATAACAAGTTTGATTACGCTCATCATTATATTGAATGGAATCATAATCTTTTGCTATCTAGTGATTATAAAGGCATAAGAGTTTACGCAAGAGCCAATGCAGGCGACAACAGAGTAGATCAAGGTCCTTGGGAGTATTGGGATGTTATTGACAGCAATGCTAGTGGAACCGTGTCTACAAAACTGAGATTACCTGTCAGCGTACAATACTACTGGAAAGACAAATTTAACAAAACAGTGAGTCCTAAACCTTATGGTATTATGCGAGGACTAAGCCAATTTACCTATAACAGTGTTATGGATGTAGCCATCAGAGTAATTAGACAGGATGATAGTTTAAGTGATGCGGTGCAACTGTACACTTACAAGATTCCAAGTCTTAGACCTAATCCTAAACAATATACCCAGTACATACCTATTTCAGGTGATTACGATGAAATGAGAGTTGATTTTGAAGATTTAAATGGATTTACTGATGAAGGCACACAAAATCTTAGCCAGCTAAACATTGAAGAAGCCATACCGGCTAGAGCAGACACAGGTTCTAGCGCAAGCACAAATGATTTTATAGATCCAGGTTCGGGACAAGCATTTTACATTAAGAGGTGGACATAATGGCTATACCTAGCAATAATGGATATTTTAATAGTGTTACGGAACAGATAGAACCCAATAACTCTGACACTTGGGCAGACCTAAGTGGAGTTACCTGGGCAGACTGGGTACGCTGGAACAGAGATCCTGCAAGCCCTCATTACTATACTTCGCCAGAAATCATCGCACTAGATGCGGAGGCAAATGTCAGTATAAGAATTACAGGCGACTGTGTGGGCGACAAAACATTTCAGGTACACGCCAGCACATCAGGACTGTTTCAAGGCGAAGAGACTACAACTACAATCACTAGAACAGATACCAATATTCCTGTGTTTACAGGGCAGTTTTTTAGAGTAACAATTATAGCAGAATTTAACCAAGCAGATTTAAATGTAATTCGTGGTGTTAATGCCACAGCAACCAATAGAACTTTTGAGATAGAGTTTAGGAATGTAGACAGCAGTTCATTAGGTGGCACTATATCAGCAAGAGAGCTGGTATTACCTAGAACAATTAGTAACATTGAAAGAATTCATGTTACACCATTTGCACCAGATGGTTATGTTGCTTTAGACTACATTGCTAATGACTATTTTGAAACAGCAACACCTGCTTATGCGGGTATTGTGAGCAAGCAAGCAAGCGAACCTAAAATCACATTCGTAAAAGACGACGGTACTTACACTGATGCCATATTTGATGCTGTTCTCATTGTACAACCAGAACAGTTTATAAATGAAGATGGCGATTTGGATGTAAGATAACTAATAAGAAACGAGGACAAATAATATGGCTTTTCCCAGCGGAGCAACTTTAAACACAGCAAATCTAGACAGTTCAGCAGACGATCCTAGTTTGGCTAGAGCTGATTTACTAGACACAGTAAACAAGGTACAGGACATTATCGACAGTGAAAACTCTGCTGATGGTGTTGTTGTATTAGACTCAAGTGGAGCACTACCTAGCGGTATTCTGCCAACTAGTTTTGCGCCAGAAGCACTATCAATAGGACCAATAAGTGGTTATGTACAGATTAATGACTTCTTGGTACTAAACCCACTAACTAAAACAGAAATATTGGCTTATCAGTCTTTAGGTTTTACACCTCAAGGCGCTGTCATGTATTGTAGTGATGCACACGGTGCAGGAGCACCTGGTTTAGTTATTTGTGATGGCACAAACTATAAGAGTCTAGCACTAAGTGGTTTGACTACACTGTCATAATGGATCAAGATGAATTTGAACGCAGACTACGAGAAGTTTGCGAATTTACTCGTCCTGAAATAAGTGATTCTACAGGCAGTGAACGAAAAGCCAACAAAAGAAGTCGTCAAACAGAGTCAGATAATGCTACACTACCCATAAAGGTAACCCAGCTAAAAATAAGGCCCAGCGTTTGCGATTTATGCGGTAAAGTGTGCGCTCAAGGACAAAAATACGAGAGAAAAATGCTCTTTAGAGCCGAGACTTCAGCATGGCGCAATAACTGTACAGTATGCGAACTTGTGGAAGATCCTTGGACAGGAGAAATGACACACAGTTTTGGTACTGCTAAAAAAGCCTGGGACGAGTACCTGCGTTTCCTAAAGTTAAAACTATAAATATTCGTAAGAGAGTCCCGACATTAGTTATCCTCTATTGTTGAAATCCTTAAGGCCATTAGGTGGGACTCTCTTTTCTACTCACAGTTAAAAACTGAGGTGCTCAGTTTTCCCCCTAGTTGTTTATGCTCGCATATAAATTTAACTACGGGGGTTTGTACTCTCATAAATATATTATATGTTTGAACCAACACTTATATCACGATGGGGCGATTGTGATAATCATGAACCAGAATGTATATTGGAAATAGATTTTTCAGCTGAATACTTGTGGGAACACACAGCGCCACAACAAATACTAGACAGCATTTTTAAGAGGCATGTAACAGATAATTTTGTGGAGCAAGGTGGCGGCTTAGAATTGCGAGACCGACACGAATTTGGTAGATTTCATAAAATCCAACTTTGGGCATTTCACGATTGCGAACAGGAAAAATTAATGTTAAAATTAGGTGTTGTTTAGAAAATTACTAAATAACTATGTGATGTGCAAAGCATCACTGTTTTTTCTAATTTCAGAAAAGTCTCACAGGTCTTTCTGTCATTTTAAAGAACTCCTAATATATAAAGTAGTATTATACAAAGGGTGTTAATGCCATTTCACCTAGTATACCCAGGCTAAGCGGTTGTTGGTCCTTCCGCTTAGCCACTTTTTTGGTTGGCTGCCGAATTCCGTGCTTGTGCTATTACCTACCCTCCTACAGGCGAAGCCTGTCTATCTGGCGAAGCCAGCAAAAGCAATGATATTGCTTAGAAGAAGACGACTAGAAGAAGTCGAGTAGAGCAGAGGACGCCAGAAGGCAACGCAGAAGGCGTACTCACTCTTTACTTTTTATTCTTTACTCTTTACTCTTTAATATTATATGCACGGTTTTTTAACCAAATTGCTCAAAAAAACTTGATTTAACCAGGGCAATACAGTAATATAATAAATACTTTGTATATTAGGAGTAAAAAAAATGACCAATCATTATAGACAACCGGAGACTTACAATGAATATAGCAAAAATTCATTACATAAAATCTTGCATTAGGCAATATCAGACAAACAAAATTAATAAAAGAATCCATGTTAACATGGATGTTATCAGCACAGACACAAAAAGACACCCATTCACTTGGAAATTAACTTGTGAAAAACGGGAACTTTGGCGTGGTCTGGAAAATACACATGATCGAGAATACCCTCACTATATAACTGCTTTAGATGAATGGGAGCGACTACGACGACTTCATGGACATAATATAAGACTCTGGATAGGCAAATTGCATAAAAGAGGAAGATACATTAAAGGTCAGATTAACTCTGTTGAAAGAATCTCCTCAGCAGTTAGTTTGTTATATCAATTTAAAAAAGGTGAAGACACAAAACTTCATCAGAAATTTTGGTTTGACGATCTGCATATTGAAGAAAAATTTGATAGAGTTGAAGTTGAAGACTATGATCAGGCATGGCATTGGTATAATCCAGAATCTCAAATAATTAAACAGTCAAAGGTCACAGATTATGAGTTTTAAAGAAAATTATGAACGCTTGCGAGAAAAGTTAGGTGAGCCAACAGATTATGAAAACTTTGACAACTGGACTGTTACTGTATACGATTCTTCACCACAAAGATATTTTGTAACAGCTCGTCATGATTCAGGTGTAAAAATTGCACAATATTGTAACCGAGGAGTTTATTGGAAATACGGCACTGAAAGACAAAATAGAGTTTGGGAAAATATGCAGGCAGAACTAGTAGAGTCACATACTACAACACAGCGACTGATACGGAGTCAATTTCGAGATGATGTAAGGATTTTGGAAATTACAAATCAAGAGCTCAGCCCAGCTGGTCATACTGTTGAAAAGTGCCAGTACTGTGTAATGATTACACCTAGACATTTATTGTGGGCAAATGCAAAACGACTGTCAGATGGTTACAAATACAGTTTTGTACTGGAATTGACATGAAACCAGAAGAATGGATCCTACTCGTGAGAACACTCAGCATAATAACAGCAGTCATCGTTCTGCTCGTAACAACTGCATGCACAACTTATAATGGTTACCCTGCACTACGACCCCTGCCTTGTGGTAAATGCACATGGGCACCAGACTCAGGCACTGGCGTAACTGTAGAGTCAGTAACAGTAAATGGCAAAGGATATCAGATCATTCGCCCAAAATAATTGACATATCAGTACGACATGCGTATATTAACACTGTGGATTTCTTTCAGGTATTCTCCCTGGAAAAAAGGTAAATCGCCCTGTTTTCAGGGCTTTTTACTAGTGTAGTATAAATATATTTAAATAATAGGAGACAACAAAATGGCACGAAGAGGACCCGGAGCACCTAAAGGCCCTAGACCACATTTAAGACAGTATCCCGATCCATTAGAACACAAGATGTATTATGCGTTCTTGCGTATGCGAGCACAAGCCAAATTTAGAAGTGAGATGTTTAAACTTACTTTTGAAGACTTTCAAGAACTCTGGGGCGATCGATTTGAACAGCGTGGACGCCGAGCCGAAAGCCTAGTACTGACAAAACGAGACCTTGCAGGTATATGGGAACGAGACAATGTACATATTATTAACAGACAAGAACAACTTAAGAGAGATGGTTCAGTAAGACGCAAAACACCCCCTAACTGGAGGCAAGAATGATATTCTACTACCTAACAGTTAAAAAAATGGAACCTAGATCAGGACAGCGATTTGCCACACAGTACTATAAGATGCGCAGAGCAGACAGGAATGATTTGAGAGATCATATCGTACAGGTAGCAACAGAACTATGGAGAGCCTGGGACCGGGACAGTGAACTAGAACAGGCCGCACACCGACCTTTAACTGGCTTTAAGAGACTGAACCAACAGAATCGCTCAGTATACGACATTGTAACAGAACAACTGGAAGAAGCCATCAGCACCAAGAGAAACGGCAATCCCAAAGACTTTGCACTAGCACCAATTGAACGCTGGAATAAATTGTTTCAAGACACAGACTATGAGATTAGAATGCAATTGCGAAATCAAGAGAAGTCAGCACTGTTTCAGCGCATACTAGAGGAGATAGCATAATGGTGACAGACGCCTTAATCACAACTACCATAGTAGCAGGTGTGGTATTTGGCGAAATCTCAGCCCCTTGGTTACTGCTAGCCATGCTGTTTTATCTACTAAGTTTGGGCCGTAGTCTACGCTCATAAATAACATTAAAGAGGTAATGGCCATGCAGACAGATTTTGATCCATACACCATGTTGTTTGATTTACAGAAAGCACAGGTAGAACTCATGCAGGGTCACGCAAGACTATTAAGCATAGTAAGCCGTCAATCAGAAGAAATCAATCTATTGCTTGAAATGCAAAAAAGACACACCCAGGCAATAAGGAAACTTGAAGATGACAAGATTTAAAACCGACGATGAGATTATGGATGTGCTAGAAGGCCGAACAGAAGAAGAGCAAGACTATGTACGCAAAGAGCCTAAAATAGGTACAAAAATAGTAGAAGGCATCGTAGTAGGCAGAGACAAAAAAGTAATCAGCCCAGAAGAAGTACAACATCTAGCCAGTTTAGGCTGTACCAACAGAGAAATAGCAGGTTGGTTAGAGATTAACGAAGACACACTTAGATACAACTTTAAGTCCTTTCTCGAAAAAGGTAGATCCGAACTGAACCATAAATTAAGACGAGCACAAATTACCACTGCACTGGCAGGTAATGCCACACTGTTGATATGGTTAGGCAAGCAATACTTACAACAATCGGATCAGGGTGCTGTTACAGATCAGAATCAGATCCTACCTTGGACCGATTCAGATATAGAAGAAGTTAAAACACAAGCCGAAAACGACTTGGAGTCAATAGAAGACTGCGAGGATCAGTAAGTAGTTTATCCGGTCGTGCAAGCAATAAATACGATATCCGGACGATAAAGAAAAGGGAGACCCCATAATATGGCAAAACCAGCAGTCACGCTTCGCAATACTAAAGGTTCAGCACTGACCTTTACCGAAGCAGACACAAACTTTACAAATTTAAGAGACGCAACAATAACAATTACAGATGGTGGTACTTCGCAAGCAATTGAATTGAACGGTACTATCACTTTTGCATCAGGCTCAGGTATCAATGTAGCACAAAGTGCTGGCACAGTAACAATTACCAACACAGCCTCTAGTTCAGCAATAGACAATGTGGTAGAAGATTTGTCACCACAACTTGGTGGTAACTTAGATGTTAATGGCAATGACATTGTGTCACTGTCAGGCGCCGCACTAGATATCACAGCAGACGGCAGTTTAAATCTTGATTCCACAACAGGCACAATTAATTTACTGGCCAACACTAGTGGTGGTGGTAATGAACTTACTAATGTACAGTTAGATGACTACAAAGAAGTCATTTACACAGGTGGCTCAACAACAGGCACTATTACTCCTGATGTTGCTAACGGTAATGTACAGACGATAACATTGACAGGTTCCATAACACTAAATGCTTTTGCCAACGCAGAAGCAGGTCAGAGTATGACACTCGTTGTTACGCAACCTGCATCAGGCGGTCCTTACACACTGACTAGCACAATGCTGTTTGCTGGTGGCACTAAGACACTGAGCACAGGTGCTAATGAAGTTGATATTATATCAATCTTTTACGACGGTACAACATATTACGCTAGCCTAGCAACAGACTTTAGTTAAGGAGAACAAGATGCCATTAGGAGCTTTTCGACTTAACACACTAGCAAAACTACAGGGTCCGTTAGGTCCGACAGAAGAATCAGTTACTGATCTCACAGCACCTACAGCAACATACACTGAATTTGGTGATTTGGCTGCTGATGATTTTGGAGGATTGTCAGATCAATCAGTAACCAGTCAGGTAACAGATTCAAACACTATAACATTTAGTGCGTGGGTATATCCTACCCTTGCTACTGGTCCTGATGCTCCTGAAAATAGATCAGAATGGCGCTTACTAGAAATTGTAGATGGCGGCACAAAAGCAGTTTGGACTTTAGGTATTAAAGATGACGGTGCTCTACGCTGGTATAAACACTGGGGTGCAAGTTTTGAAGACTTCGGTACTTGGTTATCTACAGGCACATTTACAGCCAATACCTGGCACCATTTAGCAATTGCTATATCAGGCAGTACCATGAAGGTATATGTAGATGGTTCTGCAGTAACTCCTAATAACACAGTTACCTCAACCAACTGGGACTGGGATCAGGTAGATCTCATTAACTGGGGTAATAGATATAATGGTGATAACGCATCGTTAGGAGATAGATTTACTCAGGTTTACATGAGTCATACCTATCAGGATTTAGATTCCTTGCTGTCAAGATTTTATGATTCAGGCTATGTTTACATGGGCCCAGATGGCTTAGCATCAGGTGCTAACGCTCCCAGTATCTTTCTTGACGGCGACAGTCTACAAGTTACTGCTAACCGTGGTAACACTACGGGAGATTACTGGCAAAACTACAGCCCACATGCCAATAGTGCAACATCAGCAGGTCCTGATGGCGCATGGCCTAAAACACTGGACGGTATCAGCGTAGACTGGGATCCAGATATTCATGGCGCCACCAGTAGAACAAGAAAGACTATCACAGCCCTTAATGTCACAGCAAATAATACGAGCCCAAATCAGAAGTTTGGTTATAGTGCTTTTGACCATGTGGGCAGTACCCTTGCAGACAGTTGGTTAGATATCTCACCTAGTTCAGACTTTGCTTGGGGAACAGGCAATTATACTTTTGAATTGTGGGTCAAACCTGACAATGATAGCAGAACAAGATACTTGTGGGACACAAGAAGCTCAAGCACTAACGGTAGTGCTGTGTACATTGACAGCAGTAACAACTTAAACCTTGTTACAGGTGGCACTACTACAACAGGCACAGCCACAGTGGCTACAGGCACATACAAGCATATCGCAGTATGTAGATCATCAGGTACCACTAAGTTATATGTAGATGGTGTTGAAGATATCTCAGTGTCAGACACAACCAACCACACTAACTCAGCAGGTGATGTTAAGATTGGTAGTGACTATGCAGAAACCACACAACAAACATTTGGTGGATATATTGATGAGATTAGAATTTCAAATTCAGCAAGATATACAGGTGATTTTACTGTGATGACTAGAAGACTAAACAACGACAGCAACTGCATATTCCTCACACACTGTGATGTGAAAAGCGGTAGCACAAGTTTCCTAGACGACAACATAACAGGATAATAACATGGCACTATGGAGAATTGAATACTGGTACGAAGACGAAAGTCTTAAAGATTATGTAGATTTAGATCTACCAGGAACCTTGGAGGATCAGGCAATTATTGAAGAATGGTTTGACAATAATTTAGATTCTCGACCCCTAAACACATACGGTACAAAACTATAAGGAGATATTTAGATGTCAAACGCCGCAAGTAATCATGTAGAAGATCTGACACTGGACTTTTGGTTAAAAGCAAACAGTGCCACAACTTCAGCACCCAGCACAGTATATGTAGCACTATTTTACGGTACGGCTGCAGGTGTATTAACAAACTTAGAAGCAGGAACTATTACAGATGAAATCACATTGGGTTCATACGCAAGACAGTCAGTAACATTTGGTACTGTTAGTGGTGGCTCAGTTAGCAATTCAGCAAATGTAACATTCCCAACAGCAACAGCAAACTATGATGGTGATGTAACTTGTCTAGCAATTATGGATGCAAGCACATCAGGTAATGTGTTGTTTGCAGGTGAACTAACAGTTAGTAAGACTGTTACAACTGGTGACCAGTTTCAGATTGCATCAGGTAACCTAACAGTAAGCCTAACATAATATAGATGTCCACCACCGTTAATGAGGCCTTTAAGACTGAAACCAGTGTAACTGAAAAGTTAGCAAGTGGTAACAGCACAATCACTCAGACACTTACGGGTGACACATGGGTGGCTCAGGGTGGTGCGGATCAATTTTATGCAGTAACACTAGAAAACCCCAACAGTAATCCTGGTAACAGTGATGTCAGTCAGCAGATACAGTTTACCACAACCATTAGTGATTTAAATTACTTTGGTGTTACTGCGGGATCGTACACTACTGTGGACGGCGAGACAATGCCAGCCACAAGTCAGCGTATCAAGTTTTCAGGTACTTTTCAGAGTACTACACAAGGCTTAGAATTACCAACTTTTAGTACTATAGATGCCTCAAACACTTATCACTATCTAGATGGTACAACCTACAGTTATCCCACATATAAGACTATCTCAGTCTCGAGTAATTATACATGGGCGGCTGATGGCACTGATGAGTTCGCAACTGACTTTGATTTTAGATGTAGAATAGGTGCTATTGAAGATACCAGCAGTAATGTTTGGTCCGAATCATTCTTGATTGGTCCAAGGTTTGTTGGTACTGTTACTGACTACTGGGAAGGCAGTAGGTTTATTATTGATGGTCTTGATGGAGATACTCCTCCCTCAATCACAGTACAATCTACACTGACAGAAGACAGTTCAATACTAAAATCAGCATCGTGTAGTCTGTCAAGTGATTTCACAACCACTGCAACCGTCAAGAACCTAGTAGGCTTTCCTGGAGAAGGTGACTATGTAGCAACAGACTATGTAGACACAGGCTACTTCGAGACTCTGGATCTCGGTGGCACAATGGAGCAGAATCTAGCATCAGACGCCACATTAACAGCATTAGGCGGTGTTATTATTGATGTTGATGTCAGTATTGCCGGCGATGCTCAAGTAACAGCACTGCCTGGTTACTTATTCTCCACTACTGAAACACTCACAACTGATGCTCAAGTTACCGCACTAGGTGGTATCACTATTGACAGCGATTCACAGTCAATAGCAGGTGATAGTCAAGTAGTTGCACTAGGTGGATTGGTAATTAACGGTGGTACAGTTAGTTCTGCTACGGATAGTCAGCAAACTGCACAAGGTAATGTCATATACAGTCTTGATGTCGACTTAACATCAGATACTTTTGGAACAGTAACTGCTAGAGCAAATATATTGGGTGAGATTGTACTGGCCAGCCAGTTTACATTAAACTCTGTGCCTAGTAACAAAATATTTGCTGATGCTAACATAGCGGCAGATACCGCAACCCAACTGTCTGCAGGAATTATTCTATCAGGTTCAGCAACAATACAAGCAGATAGTCAACAGACAGCAACAGGTGGTAGAGTTTATCTAATAGATGATATATTAGAATCTACATTTGCATTTACAGGCACAGAGATAACAGATCTTGTAACAGGAGCGGCTATATTAAATGCAGGTTCCTTCCAGTTGACTACAGGAAGAAACTGGTTAATAGACAGATACTACACCCTAATAGTTCCAGATGAGAACAGAGACTTTCAGGTACTGCCCGACACTAGAGTTGTCGTTGTAGAAGATGAGAACAGAAACTACTTGATTAAGACAGAAACAAGAGCACTAGAAGTAGAACAAGAAACAAGAAAGACACCGTCACCACTTGGACTAGCGGTGATTACAGATAGAAGAACGGAGCGAGTATAATGCCAGATATTTCAGGATTTAAGAAAGACAAAGATGGATACTGGATTCTAAAAGATCCAGGTGCTTACCTTACCTACACAGTAGACTGGGACGATTGGTTAAGCGCAAGTGATGGACTTGCCACCAGTGCATTTACCACAAGCACAATATCAGGTGATGCCAGCCCCTTAGTTATTGAAGCCAACACTATTATTAGTGACCAAGCAGTGGCAGAGATATCAGGTGGCACAGCAGGTAACATCTACACAATCACAAACACAGTGACTACCAACAACAGTCTTACTGATGTTAGAAGATTTAAAATTAAAGTAGAGCAGAGATATATCTAATGCCACTAACTGAGCCACAAGCGCAGGTAGCAAACGATAATCATCGTTTTAGAGTACTGATTTCCGGAAGAAGATTCGGAAAGACTACTCTTGCCATGCGTGAACTAGCTAGGTTTGCTAGACAACCTGAGCAGACAGTATGGTATGTGGCACCCAGTTACAGACAGGCAAAGAATGTATTGTGGACCAAACTAAAAAAGAAACTGCAAGAACTACGCTGGATTAAAAAGATTAATGAAAGCGAACTAACTATCACTCTAGTTAACGACAGTGTTATTGCTCTTAAAGGTGCAGATAACTACGATAGTTTAAGAGGAAGTGGTGTTAATTTTCTTGTAGTAGACGAAGTAGCAGACATACATGAAGAAGCATGGTACGAAACACTTAGGCCAACATTGTCAGACACAGGCGGGCATGCCTTATTTTGCGGTACACCAAAAGGCAAGCAGAATATTGCATATGACTTGTTTACAAGAGAAACAGAGAATCCTGCTTGGCGAAGTTTTCAGTTCACTACACTTCAAGGCCAACAAGTACCCCAAGAAGAAATAGATTCAGCAAGACATGATTTGGATGAAAGGACATTCCAACAAGAATATGAAGCCACATTTACTTCATATCACGGTGTTGTCTATAATCAGTTTTCAAGACAGCACAATGTAGTGCCTTTTGATCCCAAGCATGAACCTGAAGTCGTATACACTGGCTGGGACTTTAACATTGATCCTATGTCAGTTGTTATAGCCGCAAGAACAGAGTCTGGTGGTTTGCATATATTTGACGAAATAAGAATATTTGGCAGTAACACAGACGAAGCAATACAAGAATACAGAGCACGATATGGTAATCGTAAGACATTTGCAATGCCAGATCCTGCTAGTAGACAACGCAAAACATCTGCTGGTGGAATGACAGACTTAACTATACTAAGCAATGCAGGATTCGTAGTTAAGGCACCACACAAGCATGATGCAGTAAGAGATAGAGTAAATGCAGTAAATTCTAGGTTTTGTAATAGCCTAGGTGAGAGAAATTTGTTTATAGATCCTAAGTGTCGACACCTTATTGAAGGTTTGGAAAGACAAGTCTATAAGCTAGGAACCTCACAACCAGACAAAGAAGGTGGATGGGATCATCTTAATGACGCACTAGGATATCTGGTAAGTTATCTATATCCTGTTAAGAAAGATATAGAACCACAACTCCCACAACGATGGACGCACAAAATTGGAGCATACTAATGAAAAAATATGATGACTTAATGACAACACATCCTTTATGGGATGATAATTTAAAAAGGTGGCGACTGCTATGGGAAAGTTACATAGGCGGTGACACTTATGGTAAGGCTGGACACTTGATTAGATACCAATACGAAAGCCCTAATGAATATGATGAGCGTATCAAGAATACACCATTAGACAATCATTGTAAAGGCGTTATTGATGTCTACAACTCATTCTTGTTTAGGAACGAACCAGAAAGACAGTGGGGAAGACTAGAATCAGATCCAGGTTTACAAGACTTTTTAAAAGACTCAGACATGGAAGGCAGAACATTTAATGCTTTCATGAAAGATGTCTGCACATATAGTGCTATATTTGGACACACTTGGGTCATCGTTTCAAAACCACAAACCAATTCAGGAACAAGAGCGGCAGAACTAGAACAGGGAGTGCGTCCCTATGTCAGTATGTTATCTCCGCTCAATGTACTTGATTGGTCTTATGACAGACAACCAAATGGTTATTATGCTCTAACTTACCTCAAATATATTGAGGATCAGACTGCTACAAGATTAATTGTTAAAGAATGGGCGCCGGAAGCGATTACAACTACCATTATTGACAGAGAAAAGAAAGAAACACTAGAAGAAATTGTTGAAGACAACGGTTTGGGTATTGTTCCAGCAGTCATTGTTTACAGCACTAGAAGTCATCACAGAGGTATAGGTATTTCAGCAATTAACGACATTGCAGACTTGCAAAAAGGTATCTACAATGAATATTCAGAAGTAGAACAGTTAATTAGATTAAGTAATCACCCTGCTCTAGTAAAGACATCAGATGTAGAAGCCGTTGCAGGTGCAGGTGCTGTTATTCAGATGCCTGACACAATGGATCCAGGATTGAAGCCCTACTTGTTACAACCGTCAGGTGCTAACCTCAGCGAGGTTTATAATTCTATTAAACAGAAAGTAGAAGCAATTGATAGAATTGCACACCTAGGTTCAGTAAGAGCTACCAAAGCATCAACACAAAGTGGTGTTGCTATGGAAACAGAGTTTCAGCAACTAAATGCAAGACTGAGTGAAATAGCAGACAACCTAGAAGTTGGTGAGGAACAGATATGGCGTATTTGGGCCATGTACCAAAACCAAGCATGGGATGGAGAGATTGATTACCCCAACTCATTTAATGTTAGAGACAAAGGTGCCAATTACCAGCAACTCAAACTTGCTAAAGACACAGCAACTGATCCTAGAGTCTATGCTCTAATCGACCATGAACTTGTAGAACTTATGGGCGAAGATCCTGAAGAAGTTTTAGGTTATGATGAGTATGAAGTTGTTGAAAATGAAGTATTTGAAGTACACACAATGACAAACCCAGAAACTGGAGAGACTCTAGAGGTAACTAGCCAAGCCCAACACATGCAGTTAACAGAACAAGGTTGGATACATGAATAATGGCTAGAGCTAAGTTAGACAAGATTGTTTGGGAGTCAAGAGCCCGGTATAAAAAGACAGCTCAAGGTGTTAATAGAGCAACCAGACGCCGAGGTAATAAAGGCTCAAGTTATAAGCCCTACAGAGGACAAGGAAGATAGCATGGCAAAATACTATGGATCAGAATGTAAAGGTCCTGATTGTGGTGGACACAAAGCAGGATATCGTTATGTGAAGTCAGGTGGTAGATTGAAAACATCCACTAGTCCTAGTTTTAACAAGGGCATGGCAATAGCACAACGACATCTTAAGACACAGGGTGTTACAACTAGACTGAGGAAGCCAAAGTGATTGAATATCGTGGAGAAAAGTTTGAAGGTTATAATAAGCCAAAACGGACTCCTAAGCATCCTACAAAGAGCCATGCAGTTCTAGCTCGTGAGGGTGACAAGATAAGACTAATTAGATTTGGACAACAAGGTACTAAAGGTTCTCCCTATAAACGAGGTGAGAGCAAGGCTAATAGAGCAAGGCGTCGTGCATTTAGAGCAAGACATGCCAAGAACATTGCTCGAGGTAAGTTCAGCGGCGCATATTGGGCTGACAAGGTTAAATGGTGAGGTAATAAACAGTGGCTATCCAATCACAACAAATTGAAAAGAAAAGTCTAGAAGCACATGTAGATTTATGTGCGGAAAGATATAAAGAACTTAACACTACTATTACACAAATGAACGAGAGAATAGATAGTTTAGAAAATCATATTTTAGATTTAAAAGAAGATTTAAACAAGATTACTCGTAGTGTTAACAATAGAATAATAACTATTTCAGGAGCAACTGTTGGTGTATTGGCATCTGCTGTTATCGCACTCACTGTGAAACTGATTAACTAAGGAACGATTATGGGAATACAATTAATACAAACAACACCACAGTCTGATATAGGTTGGGGTGTAGCACTTAATGAATTTGATGACTGTTCAGCAATAGACAAATTTGGATATAATGCAGATATTGGTACAGCATATGAAACTGTCTGGGACGGTGGTGGAGTATATGCTTATCCAGGTAGTGCTCTTGCAATGACAGCAACATCAGCAAGCGGAGCATCAGACAATGGTGTGACTATTCTTATTGAAGGATTAGACACAAACTATGATGTGTTAACAGAAACTGTTACTCTAGCAGGCTCAGGTACTGCTACTACATCAGGTGAGTTTTTAAGAGTGTATAGAGCTTATGTGACAGGCGCAACAGCACCTGCAGGCAATGTTACTATTGCAAATGGTGGCACAACCTACGCACAGATTTCTACACCTTATAACCAAACACAGATGGCAGTCTATACCATACCAAACCGGAAAAAAGGCTGGTTAGTTGCTGCCAATATCAGTATTGAAAAGCAAAAAGAAATTGTAGCAAAAATACAAACAAGAGAACCAGGTGGTGTGTTTTTAACAAAAGGTATCATTAGTAGTTTTGCTGTACCTTTCCAGCGTAGATGGGTTATCCCACAAGCAATACCTGAAAAAACAGACATTGAAATACAAGCCAAAGCAGGTGCATCAACAAGTTTGGCAGCAGGCTTTGAAATTATTTTACAGGATGCATAACAATGCCAGTAATGAAGACAAAGGGAGGATATAGATTTGGTACTTCAGGAAAAGTTTATCCAACTCGTAAGAAAGCTGAAGAGCAAGCTCGGGCTATCTACGCCGCAGGATACAAAAGTAAAAAAACTAAAAAGCGTTAAGGAGAAATAATATGTACAAGAAGAAAAAGAAGTCTAAAACAGGTTACGGTAAAAAGAAGTGATTTACCAACAAAGAATGCGGGCTATGGTAGAACGCCTGCAACCTAAACAGCGAGAGTATAGGCGGGTAGCAAAACCTGCTCCAAAACCTATCAACTCTCGGTAATCTACTAAATACACAACAACACTAATTAAGGAGGCAGAGTTACAATGGACTCACAAGAAACATTGGCAGGAACAGAACAGGCAACTGACGCCGAGTTAGATCAAGCAACTAACGAAGTTCAGGACAGCAAGACATATTCACAAAACGACTTAGACAATGCTCTAGCAAAACTAAAGCACAGTTTGAATCGCAAATTCTCACGGCAGATTGAAGAGTTGGGTGACTTAGATGAGCTCAAACAACTTAAGACAGATGCAGAAACACGCAGGGTTGAAGAAGCCAAAAAGCGTGGAGAATATGATAATTTGATGAAAGAGCTTGCTACCAAAAAAGATGCTGAAATCGCCAAGCGTGATGCAGTTATAAGAGAATACAAAGTTGATATGCCTCTAGT